TCATGCGCATCCTGAACCCCGAGAACGGCGCCGCCATCGTTGGCGAGGCTGGCGACAACATCGGGCGAGGAAACCGGACTGCGGTCTATTGGAAGGACGAATCGGCTTTCTACGAACGGCCGGATGCCATTGACGCGGCGCTGTCGCAAACATCCAACTGCAAGATTGATGTATCGACCCCGAACGGATCGGGCAACCCTTTCTACCGGAAACGCCACGGCGGCAAGCTGAAGGTGTTCGTGTTCGATTGGCGCGACGATCCGCGCAAGGACGAGGCTTGGTATCAGCGTCAGTGCGAAACGCTTGAACCGCACGTTGTGGCGCAGGAGATCGACCGGAACTACGAAGCATCCGTCGTCAATGCGTTTATCCCCGGCCATTCGGTCAAGGATGCCGCGATGCGAGGGCCTTCGACCGTCGAGGCAATGGGCCGTCTTCGCGTAGGTGTCGATCCGGCCCGATTCGGAAACGACAAGTTTGCCGTGTCGATCCGCAGGGGCCGTGTGCTCCTGAAAGTTGAGGAAACCCAGCACCTGGATTCGATTCAGGGCGCCGCGTGGGTGAAGTCCCTGATTGATCCATACGGAGAGCGGCCCGAGCAGATAGCCGTCGATGAGATTGGCGTGGGTGCCGGCGTCGTCGATCAGCTCAAGGGCATGTACGGTGCAATCGTCGTGGGGATCAACTCTTCGCTTCGCATGGATGGCGAATACGGCGAAGAGAGAATGAAGGTCACGGGCAGCAAGACCATCTACTACAACCTGCGCGCCTTCATGTGGGGCGAGATGCGGGAGTGGTTGAAGTCAGCCTCTCTGATAAACGACCACGATCTGCGGTCGGAACTCACGGCCCCTCGCTATTACTACCGCGGTGGATCAACGTTGCTTGAGTCCAAGGACGACATGCGAGCGCGTGGCGTCAAGTCTCCGAACAAAGCCGACTCGCTGGCGCTGACCTTTGCTGACCCAAGGGCGCCGGAAGAGATCATGAACCACAAGATATTCAGCGACCCGCGATTCCAAGTGGGCCGCGCTCCGGCGTCGAGAGTCGGGTACTGACGTAAAAATGCCCCGGCGGTGCTGCAAACACCCCGAGGCTTGGCTAATCCTTCATAGCAGGATCAACGTGGAAAATTATAGCGCAACACTGACTGCGGACGAATGGATAACCCTTGGAATCGACCCCGAAACTGGGGAAGTAGTAGATGCCAGAGGTAACGACCCCGAAAGCCGCACCAGCACTGAGAACGATCCGCAAAATTTTACGGACGGACCAGTAAAAATTTACCGGCGAGGATCGCGCAAGTCATTCAACAAGTTCTACGACTTGGGAGCGCACGCGATGATTGAGATGCCCGTCTGCAAACTGACGAAGACGATGGCCGTGCTTATGCGCGACTCGACGTACAAGGGCGTCAGCTACACCACCCCGGCAATTGTCGGCGCCGAGATCGGTGTCGATGATGAGTACGCCCGGAAGCTGCTGAAGAAAGTCGAGACGTGCGGCTTTGCCATGAAGGTGAAGACCGCGAGCGGGTACTACTACCTGCTGAACCCCAACTACTGCTTCTCCGGCGACGAGCGCGAGGAACGGGTAGCAAAGGCTATCTGGGCGCGCGAACGAACGCGACGACTCGAAGCAAACAGCAAGACCAAAAAGGCCGCCACTTAGAGCGGCCTTCTTCTTTTCCGGCCCAGCCTATGAGCAATTACGCATCCGATTACTCGGAGGTCGCCACTCGCGTTTTCAACGACGAGCAAGCCTCTAACCCGCTCGATCCTATCGGGCAGGATCTGCTTGCCGAGTTCAATCGCGCCCAGACGTTGCGGCTCGACTTGGAGAATCGTTGGCTGACGGACCTGCGCCAGTACAAGGGTCAGTACGAGCCCGAGGAACTGGCCGGGATGGTTGGCCGCTCGCAGGCGTTCATGCGCAAGACTCGTGTCAAAGTCGAGTCCGTCGACGCCCGGATGATGGACCTTCTGTTCCCCGCGAACCGCGAGCGGAACTACGACGTAGAGGCCACGCCCGAGCCGTCCATCCCCGCGCCGCTGCAGAAGAAGATCAAGGATCTGCTGACCCAGCAGAACCAGGGCAAGGCTCCCGACAAGGACACGCTGAAAGCTGCATACAAGGCCGCTGCTGACGCTGCCGCCGCGAAGATGGCGACGCGCATCGACGATCAGCTATCCGAGTGCAAGTACCGCGACGTTGCCCGGCAGGTTCTCCACTCCGGCAACCTCTACGGCACGGGCATCCTCAAGGGGCCGCTGGTTGAGCGCCGGGAGCGCATCTGTTACGCGTGGGACGAGGCCGAGAACAAGTTCAAGCAGACCAAACAGAGCTTCGCCACGCCGTTTCTGTCCTACGTGCCGATCTGGAACTTCTACCCGGACATGGCCGTGACGCGCATGGAGGATGCGCGGTTCGTCTGGGAGCACCACCGTCTGACGCGGAACGATCTGGCCGAGCTGGCCGTCCGTCCGACGTTCAACGGCGCCGCGATCAGGGCCGCGATTGCGACCAACCCGAACGGCTCGATCAAGCTCATGGTGTATGAGCAGCTTCTTCGCTCGATGGGCGAGCAGTGGCGCATGCACGGCGACACAAAGACGGGCCAGTATGACGTGTATGAGCGGTGGGGCTGGCTCAACGCCGAGCAGCTTTCGGGCTGCGGCGTGGATATCCCCGAAGAGTCGATGCACGAATCGTATTTCGCGAACGTGTGGATGCTGCCGGACGGGACGGTAATCAAGGCGGTAATCGAGCCCATTGAGGGCATCCGCTTCCCGTACCACCTGTACTACTTGGATCACGACGAAACGAGCATCTTCGGCGACGGCCTTGCGTCGATCATGCGCGACGATCAAAAGATGCTCAACGCCGCGGCCCGGATGATCCTCGATAACGGGTCGATCACGGCCGGCGATCAATACGAGGTCTATGTCCCGGCATTCCCACCGAACGCCAACCTCACCGACATCTACCCGAACAAGGTCTGGCCGCGAACCGGCGGTGACATGCAGTTCCCGGCCGTCCGTGCGATCAGCGCCAACTCGCACATGCCCGAGCTGGTGCAGATCCTGCAGCTTTTCGACACCAACGCGGACGAAGTGACGGCGATCCCCAAATTCACCTACGGCGACAACCCGAGAAGCGGGGCCGCGGGAACTATGTGTGGGCTGTCGATGCTGCTGGCGCAAGCCAACATCGCACTGAAAGACTTCGTGGTGTCGTGGGACGAGGGCGTGACCAAGCCGTTCATCAGCGCCCTGTACCACTGGAACATGCGGTTCAGCTCTGACGACACGATCAAGGGCGATTACGACGTGGTAGCCAAGGGTGCATCAAGCCTCGTCGCCAAGGAAGTTCGGGGCCAGGCTCTGAGCCAGTTCGCCGCCACCCTGCAGCCGGAGCAGCGCGCGTTCATCAAGTGGGCGGACCTGACCGATCAGCAGGCTTCCGTGCAAGACCTGGCCGGCGTCGTGATGACCAAGGAAGAGGCCCTCCAGCAGCAGCAGTCGCCCGAGTTCCAGCAGCAGCAGAAGATGCAGGAGATGCAGCTTCAGCTACAGATTGCCCTTGCCCAAGCGCAGGTAGCCAAGGCCCAAGCCGAAACCGAACGCCTCAAGGCTGTCGCCATGTCCGAGAAGGTCCGCAGCGTCTATGCCTCAATGCAAGCCGGTGGCGTTGCCGCACAGCAGCCTGGCATTGCCGCTGCCGGGGATTCCATCCTCCGGTCGTCGGGCTGGCAGGACGCCACGCCGGAGCAGCCGGGTAGCGGGGCAGATCAAGCGCAGGGTCAGCCGGTTCAGCCGCAAGCACAGCCGGAGTCCGGGTTTCAGGGCGAGCGGGCCGGCATTGAGACTGAGGAGATCGCGCTGTGAGCGATTACGGCAAGCGCACGGACGGGACGAAGAAAGGCCCCGGCTACTTTGGCGAACTCAAGCGCCCGGACGGCAGCGTATCCACCGAGATATCTGTCGGGGTCGGCTTTGACGACGGAGAGCACGAAATCCCCACGTTGGTCCCGACGCTCTCCCGCACGGAGATCAACCACCTGCTGAGTGGCGCCAAGCCAACGGATGCCATCGTCGGCAAGGCTGTTGCTCATGCCCGTGGGCGGATGGCGGCAGGGAAGGGCGCATTTGCCGAAGAGGGTGAAACCTTTGCCCCGCTGCCGGACGAAACTGCCGAGGACGAGTACATCCGCGCATGGGAGGAAACAGAGTGACCGAG